GTTGATAGTTTGGAGACTTCTGATCTCGAACAGGAATTTTGTCAAATCATGCATCATTGGGACTTGTATCGCAGTGGTAATCATGAAAAGGTCGGTCATATTAAATCTCAAGATTTACTTGGTGATCTTATTGATATGAAAAATAAACTTAGTAGCATGCTTTCTGAAGCCCGTGGCATTGATAAGCGCGTTTTAGAAACCAAATACAAAGATTGTATTAAGGTTCTTAGTGAATTTCAAATGATTAGAGGAAATGCTCAATTTAAGCGTGCACCCTTTAGTATTGAATATTTTGGTTTGTCCAGTGTAGGTAAATCTACATTTTGCGAACAAACTTCCCATTATCTTCTTTCTGGAGCTGATTTAGATACGTCTGATGTTAAGAAATTTATCTATGTCTCTGGTAAGAAACATTGGGATGGAGCTCGATCTGATATGGTCGAACTTAAGATTGATGATCATGCTAATGTCAAAGCTGATTTTGTCGAGTCCTCACCTTGTGATGTAATTATTCGTGTGTGTAATAACACACCTTACAGTCCACCTATGGCTGAATTGATTAACAAGGGACAAGTCTTCATTGAACCAGAAATTGTTTCTGTTACTACTAATGTTGAAGATTTGGACGCTTTTACTTACTCTAATAATCCAGTCTCTATTCAGAGACGTATGCATTATGTAGTTGAAGTCAAAGTTAAACCTGAGTTCCAAAAGCACATTGCTGGAGTTCCTGCTGGTATTGATTCTTCTAAGGTTATTGCATCGCAAACCATTAATGGAATTTATACGCCACCACCATACCATGATGTATGGGATGTTACAGTTAAACAAGCTGTACATCAACGAGCTAGTATGATGCGTGCCACTGCAACTTATCAAGTTGTTGAGCATGAAGGCAAGAAATTAGAAAACATTCCTATGAAGGAATGGCTTAACTTTGCCGCTGAGAAATTCAGTGAGCATAGGGCTCAACAATTTAATTTGGAAGCTAATCAATCCAACACTTCTCAAGTTGAGAAATGTGGTATCGATGGATGCAACCAGATTAAAGGATATTGTATGAAACACCATGATCCTCAATTTGGATTAAGTGATATCAAGCAATATTGCCAAGAAACTAGTGATTCTCTTTTGGCAGAGGGTCGCAATTTTCATGACACTTTTGATTGGCTACCGTATTTACCTGATTCGGTGGTTAATTCTAAGTTTTTCGGCATGCTATACTGCTTCACCAAGCGTGATAGCATCTTGCAAACATACAAGAAGTATAGCATTTTGAATACTCTTTTCTGGGTATTTGCTAATTCTGTTGCCACACTTAAGGGAAATAATTTTATTTCACTTTTGATTTGTGGTGTTTCAACAGTTTTCGCATTATTTATGCAATATGTTCTTGTTTCTCGAGTTCGGAATTCTTATATTTCTGAACTATCTGAAAG